ACAGGATTAAACGAATCCGAGAAATATTTTGGTAATTATTTAGGTATAGTTATACAAAACAATGATCCTGATAAAGGCGGTAAAATAAAAATATGGGTACCTCATATATCACCTACAGTATATAAAAACTGGGATCAGACTCATGAGGATAAGTCCTTTAAATTTATTGGAAAAAATATTGATAGTGATATTACAGATATTATAGAAGAGCTTAAAGTTGTTGTTCCATGGGCAGAGTGTGCATCTCCATTAGTAGGCAGTATTGCCCCTGCAAGATATAATGCATACAGTCAAGCAGCGACAATATCAGATTCGAATAAAATCGCCAGTTCAATATCTATGCGCGATGCAGATGGAGAGAAACCTACTGGTAGTGATACATATAAACTTAATGACGACGGTATAGGTGAAAAACCTGCTAGGAAGTATGAACATCACGACCTTAAAGTTGCTGATGCATTTTCAGATAAAAATGAAATTAGATTTAATAATGTGAATAGATTTTCATATAATTACGTTCCAACTTCTTATTCTAATAGTGCAAAAGGTAGCTTTAGTGTACCTAATGTGGGCGCTCATGTGTGGTTGTTTTTTGCAGAAGGAAACCCAAATAAGCCTGTTTACTTTGCAACTACGTATGGGGCGGATGAGTGGAAATCAATATATAATTCTGATTTAGATTATCCTAATTCGTATGAAAATATAAGTACTGACTATAATCATAACACAGATATTTATAGAAATAAATATGTTATAAATCAAAAAGGCGGTACTATAGAAATAGTTAGTACTGATAATAAAGAGTCTTTAAAATTAACTCATTATTCTGGCTCCTTTAAAGAGTTTAATAATGATGTTAATATAGAGTTTGCAACAAAGAATAATCAAAAATTAGTTCAAGGTGATGAATTTTTTACTGTTAATGGTACTAAGAATGATTATGTTGGTAGAGATTACGATCAAATTATTAATGGAGATTATTATAAAAAAATTGGTAATCTAAATAGAGATTATCAAAAAGAATGGCGAGATCTTATGGATGATATTGCCGATGGTAAGCAGTTATTTGAGCTTCAAAGAGCTGAAGTAATAACAGATTCTAACGATTTTATAAAGAAGACCTCAGGTATTCAAAAGAAACTCGGTACTCCAGCACGATGTCCGCTTTGTAGTGAGGTGAGTTTGAAAGATCAAATATGGGACAATGCATATAGTTTTACAGGCGTTAAACAAAATTTTCCTTATGATAGTGCTACGGCTTCATTTGATTTCTTCGCTGGTGTAGAATCAGACTATGCTAATACTATTAGTGATTTAATTGACCCGGGAACCCCGGCACAGTTCTTAGGTAAAACATCTTGTCCAGTGTGTAACGGTTCAGGCAAAAGTCCGTCTAGTCGTGATGGTAAATGGAATGTTGAAACAGAAAAGGAAAAGGCTGTAATAGATAATCTCCAAACAAAGATTCAAAAGATAGTTAATATTGAGAAAAAATTAGGCCTAGGTGGTAGTGAGATTGTAAACATTACAAAGCATAAAATAGAAAATATTGGTTTAATGTATAATGACTTCCCGTCAGTGCGTATAGATGAAGTTGGTAAAATAGAAAATTACGAAGTACAAGCATTTGAAAAAGGTGTTGTCACTACAAAGAAAGAATCAGCTTTATTAGAATATGTTCATCAGGATGATTTCCCAGGAGGAGATTATACGCAAAACATCGGTAATAAATGGAATGTCTTAGTAGGTAGTGGTGGAGTTAGTATTAAGTCTACAGGTGGAGTTGATATTGGAGGCACAATAACAAATATCGCAGGTCAGCAAGTTAATATAAGTTCAGAGTATGAAATTAATATGTCATCTAAACGGATCGATATTGCTGCTGATATGTTAACTTTACGTAATAAACACAGTAAGCAAGTATTAGTAGATAGTAATTTAGGTGTTAGTCAAAATATTGTTATTCAGGGTGGTGCGCATATTGAAGGAGAGTTGAGTGTTCATCATGTTTCAGCGCCTGTTGAAATACAAGAAACAGAACCAGTATCAGTGTTTGGTAAATTATTAGAAGGGTTATCGTTTAATGTTAACATCGAGGGTGGTGTGATGGGTAATCATCCTAAACCAGGCCGCCCATTGTCGTGTTCCGGTTGTACGTTAACGTTAGTAGCTCCAAGTAATGAGAATTTTGTAGAGACCTATCCTCATACTCATCCGTTTAAGAACTTACCACTTAAGTTATATGCAGATAAAGATGGTGTTCGTGCGGTAGGAGAAGAATTAAATAGCCATATCCGATCTCAAGCAGTTCCTGTAGTACATGAAAAGAAAGGTGCCGAAAAACCTTAAGTATTCCGGCACCTGATATTACGTCGACGTATACTATATACTATCGCTGTCCATATAAGATAAAGATTTTTTAAATTATATCCTAGATAAAACCTCTTATGATGGCCAGAGCCATGCATGGCTTTGTCAAGGTTTCCTTGCATTAACCAACTTGAACGTCAATTACCTTAGGCTCTGCACGCTCCACTCTTGGAACATTAATGCGCAAAACTCCATCAATAATTTCTGCTTTAAGTCGCTCAACTTCAAAGTCATGTTTATTAATGTTGAATGATCGGTTATATGTCTCTTCTTTAGAACCAGTCTTTGCAGTAATGGTTCTTTTAGCTTCTACATATACCTGATGATTTTCCTCATTATACGTGACCTTAAGGTCATCTTTTTTTACACCGGGGAGATCAATTTCAATATTTGAACTCTCCTTATTTTCGTTAAAACGAATATTGTCGTTTGAAAAAGACTCACCTGGAGCTGGAAACGATTGTTCTAATGTACTAAAAAGATCAAACATAGGATTGTATGATCTTGCTACCTGCGGTTTTGTTAAGTAATTTAATAAGTTATTCATAACATAAGTATTTATGTTATCGAATTTGACGTTCCACTTTTTTTCCAGTCTTTACGTTCTGGATTATCATTTTCCTATAAGAACCTATTGATACTGTAAAGTTTACAGTATCCCCAGACATGACAGGAGAGCCATCTAAAGTACCTGGGTATCTATATACCTTAACTACGTTACCTTTTACTGTTTCTCGAATTTCGAGTTTAAGAGAGCTACCTTGTTGTGTAGCTAAGGCATAATAGGTCTCGTTTTTGTTCATTTTAATTATTTAATAAAACTTGTATTAATCACATCTAGATATTAAATATTTTATATGGCAGAGGTTAAGAAGGCTAGATTGTTTTTAAGGCGCGGGACTGACACTGACAGAAAAACTACTACATTATGTGAAGGCGAGCTTGGTTATTCTACAGATGCCTTTAGAGTAGTAGTCGGTGACGGTTCAACAGCTGGCGGTCGGTCTTTAGGTACTACTACTCATGTTAGTGGTGGTTTATTAGGTCATCAATTTCATACTAAATTAGTACAAGCCTCTGCATATGATAATGGTACAGGTGGATTTGCTCTGCAAGGAGATTTAGCTGTATTTCCTGCCTCTGCATATAAAGCCGCCGATGGGGTTACAACCCGCAACATCCTTCATGCAAGTGCTACTGTTTGCATGTTATTAACTGGAACGGACGCTACTGCAGGTTCTAGCTGGGTATCAATTAACTCTGGTATACCCTTTGGTAATATAGATGTCCAAAGTGATGATATTACAGGCGATTATATTTCAGGTGGTGATATTTCAGGAGGTGTGACCTTTAGTGGTACTATATCAACTACTAGTATGTCTGGTGGTAGTGCGTTTGTGGTAGGGATGAAAGGTACTGGTAATAGAAATGTTGTTGTTACAGCTGGTGGTCAATTATCTGCTAATACAGACTCAGTAGCTTTTGCGGACGGTACTTTAAAATTCCTTAGTTCACCTGTAACAATCTCTACCACAGAGGCAGCAAGCGCTGGACCGACGACGGACTTTTACTCTGATGGTAGTACTGATTTTTGGTTTACTTATACAAATCCTACTGGTGTTCCAAAAACTGCAACTGGAGGATTATTTCAATTTGTATGGCCTGGTCATGCAACGAAGGCTACCGCTGGAAAACAGCATCTATTTGAAATGAGAAAGGGTCTCGGCTCCACCGCTCTTTCAGCAGCGTATGAACGGGCATCGACGTCAACTGGAGAAACAGCCGGTGGGTCTGTACAAATTACTTGTCCATTAAGCAGTTATACTGATGGTAGTGTTAAATTCCAGTATCGACTAAGACAAACTGATGAAACTAATCCAGCCACTGCAGTTTTCAATAACGGTCATACTATAACAATGCTTGGATATATGTAATTAGTTTTCCCAAGGAAAAACTATCCAATCATCATTATCAAACTCTCTTACTGTATAATCAGGCATGAAGGTTGTCTTGGGTTTATAATATAATGTAGCAAAATCCCAAGTTATATTATATTGATCGTTAAATAGAACAAAATTACCGTACACTTTTTTTAAAGTTAATCCTGTATCAACAAGATCGTCAACTATTAGAACTCTTTCTCTCATTAATTCGTCTTGTGTAGGAAAGGAAATTTGCTTTACTATATCATTTATATTATGAGGTCCCTTCCGTGGAGCATCACTTTGATAGGATTTTAAATTACATGATAGTAGTTTATCTACTTTAAGTTTTTTCGCTAAGAGAGCGGCAGGGATCATTCCACCGTTCGCGATACCAAGAATGCAGGTGGGATGAAAGTCTTTTACTTGTTTTACTAATAAGGATATATCTTGCTCAATACTCTCCCAAGATAAGTTAATTTTTGATGTCATTTAAGTCGATATTAATTTCTTCTCCTATGTATTTTATGAGATCTTTGATTTTATCAACTGTTTCTTTTTTTTCTAGATCAGGTAACGTTTTTGCGTGTTTGTATAAATCTAAAATAAGATCAGGAGTTATTTTGTGTTTCTCTTTTTTTATTTTTTTTCGAGGCATCATAAATATTTACAAATGTCTTTATAACTTCAATCTGTTAAATTAAGATAAAAATGTTAAATAATTAATAATGGGTCATTCACTATACAATGAGGTTACCGCGGTGACTGGTATCGGTTATCATACAAATAGAGTGTTAGGTAAGCTTGAAAGTCCGGAACTTAATCTACCATACTCTATAGAAGACATTAAAATTAGTCACAATGATTTTGCTGTGACTGAAGTATACAATGATAGTATTCGTAAACTTTATCGGAATTATTTGTATTTAATTGCTAATGCAGAAATCGTAACAGCATCATCACCTACATCAGCGGCGGCTGAGTACATTAATGTTGATTCGAATTTTACTGCTACTTTTGTTGATACAGCACTTAATCCAGCTTCTGGAAATAGTCTTTCCACTATGCACGCTGATATTGAAACACATATAACGAAAAAAATTGATAGTAATCATTTTGTATACTTTACATATAGTTCAGGTGACTCGGTTGTAGTTGAAAGTACTACTGAATTCGGGACTATTAAATCAGTATTATCAGGAAACTTTGTTGAGTATAATCCAACTCATGGTGATCCAACAGTCCCGGATTTAGGATTTAAATTTAAACAGGTTGTAAGTGTAGATATTGTAGACGAGTATTTATTTGTTTTAGATAGAGGTAATCTTACGTTATTTAAATTTGATATATCTGGTCTTATAACTAATGATGCTGCAGTTCAGCGAGTCGGAGCTGATGATAAAATTAATCCTGGTCGTCTTTTATTAAAAACATTAGGAGGTACTCAGTATACTCAAGTAAAAAACAGACTAGTCGATCCAGTAAGCGTTAATGTGTATGATAAAAAATTGTATATTTTAGATAATGGGACTCGTAGTATTAAAATATATGATTTAAATTTTAATTATATTGATGAATTTAAACATGGTCCGATGTATGATAATGAGCGGAATGATGTTCCAGTTTCTTTTGTTATAGATCAACTATCTAATACAGACAGCACTGTACGTGGATATATACTTACGTCGAACGGAAGAATTTTTGAATATAATCCTGCTACAAATAGTATAGGCTCACCTGTATCCTTATTTGAATCGTATTTACCATATGAAATTTACGTGTTTCAGGAAAATAGAACACCACCTACACTTAACCAACAAAAATTATACGAACCTGAAGGAAGTAATTTTAAGAAAATAGTTAATAGTAAGTCGTCAAAGGACATCTTATATGTGGCTACTAATAGAAATATATATAAGCTATATAAAACAAGTATAGATACTCCCATTACTGTATTAGATTTTGATACATCAACAAAGGACCATGGTCCATATGAGTGGAATGTACCTATTAATCTAACTACTGATTTTAGAGATGTAAGTGGACAAACAATTGCTTCATTTGATACTGTATTATATGACGGGTATGATTATATGGCAGTAACTACTACGACACTTTCTACTACAGAGGCCACCAGTGTCACAGGTCATAAGACTAGTACGTACCTCTTTAAAGATAAAAATATTACTACAAAATTATATAATGAGAGTTTTTATACAAATTATTTTACATTGTCTGATATATACGTATTGCCTCAAGAGATAGTTAATAATATTACTTTTAATAAAACTACAAAAAAATTAATATATAACCATTATTCTCTTCTTGAAAATTTAAATAAAAAAGTATATACTTATTTTATAAAAGCTAATTTAGGTACTTCGGTTGTTCCTGCTATATGTACTATCAATTCTCATGGGTTTGAGAAGTTGAGTACTTTTGATAATAATGATGAATTTTATATTGGCATGAACGAGCCGTTATTAACTGATGTTGTTAATAGACCTATTGAACTGTTATATAAACAACAAGAAACATTATTTGATTTCATAAAAGAAAGTCAGTTAAATACTGATCCTCCATCATCAGTAAATACGAGATTACCAAGTAAGGGTGAATTAGCTACTAGTGTTGTAAGTTTAGATATAGATAGTATTAAAGTTAGCTCTGGTAGTGTAGTAAGCATAGGGATCTCACGCCGGAATCTTATTAGTGTAGATAATAATTCTTGTGCAATTGACTTTTATACAACTCGTGGTTCAGCTGATGCATATAGTTTTGAGGAAATACCAGAGTCAGATCCTAGTACTGCTCGATTTGAAAAAGGAGTAACAAGTATAACTATTGAAATAGGCACTAACAAATTTTTTGCTAAATCTCCAAACGGTACGCTTATTCCCGAGGACACATATAACCTGAAGCCAGGAGATTATGATAAAACCTTTACATTCAAAATCAAAGCACGAGAAGATGGTAATTGTATTGTTGATTCAGATGATATTAACTCAATTGCAGAGTGTGCAGTTACAATACAGCCTGATTGGGAGCCATATGATATTACATTGTTCGGAGATACATCTTTTACTAATCGAACAGGTAAGTGTGCTACCACAGATACTGATGCAAGTGCTAGTAATAATTACGTAGCTCGTATAGGTGTTCAAAGGACTATAGAAAACGGAACTGCTGAAGATTATACCTTATCAGCAGCATGTAATATTCGGACCAATGCACCTAAACCGCCTTGGCCTGCTGACATGGACTATAGCCCAAACACACCAGACGTAAATGATATATATGCAATTCATACAGTAGATGACGTAACAGGAGATCGTAATGTATATGGAGACTTTCCACCAGTTAAAGACGGTACAGATGCTTATCAAGTATCTGCTGCATACTTAGATAAAACTAGCACAATATTTTTTCAGCCAGGTGTATCTTCGATAGTATTTGATCTTAGTGCAGAAAATATTGATTCTAATAAAAATATTGAAAGCGGTGCTCAGATTGATGTTATGATTTGGAATCCTACTTTTAATGCAGTAATTGATAAAGAAACATATGACTTAGAAATTCCACGTGATGTTAAAGCACATCAAAAGAAGAGTGTTACTTTATTTGAACAATATAAAACAATTAGTTTATTTGTATCTAGTATTTCTGCTATGCATAGAGTTGACAGTCATAATGCTACTAACCAGACTTTATTAAGTTGTGTTAATGTATGGGAAGCTCTATCTGCTAGTACTGAAGCAGATAATGGTAATGCATTCTCTGCAGTATCAGCTAATTATCCTATTAGTGCTTGTTTTACTATCGAAGAAGCGACTGCCGCCGCTGCCCTTTCTGTTATTTCAACATCGGATACATTACCTGCATTATACTTTGATGTGACTAATAAACCAGGAAAAGATCCTCTTACATTTAAGTATTGCAATAACCAAATTGATATACGTATTGTCTCTAGTGACAACTCAATCGTAGGTAAGGGTGGTAAAGGTGGAAATGGATTAGCCGTTCAAAATGTACAAGACGGACACGGTGGAACTAGATTTGATAATGAAGAGGATAGAGTTTATATAGGTGCGTGGTCCGATGACACGTTAACTACATGGGCAGGAACATCGGGCGGGCCAGCGTTAAGTGGATTTG